ATTTACTTTTCAGGTTCGTAGAATTACGCCAATATTCTCAGTTGGGCCGAGCGGAGGAAGGGATGGCACAGAGAAACACCATGTGGATTTTGTAAGATATTATGACCAAATCCTGAAGTCACGCATGGTCAATACTCAGATTGAGAATTTAGATTCCAATCATGTGTATGCTTTGGTCACCGTACCGGGGAGAATAAAATCGACCATTGATCAAAGGTGGGCTTCTGGCCCTATGAAGGCGTACAATACATTACAGATTGAAAACATACTAACGGCAGATGTTGTAAAGCATCCAGATTTTGACAAACCGGCTTTTCCAGAACTAAAAGACAAGGTAATTATATGCACCACCAAAGAGGAGATGTGGGATGAGGGGTTTTCCACCCACGCCAACGCTCGGGATGCTGGCCTAGCTCGGGGGCTTATAGGTTCCCACGAGGATGGGGGAAAATTCTGGCCGGGAAAAGCGGAAGATTATATTGACTTCACATTTGATGAGTTAAATGAAGCACAGATCGCACAAAGAGATGTTTTAAAGGGGATTTCACTGAGCGACCCAGAAGGTGGGTTATCGTTTATACAGCCATCCCCAGTGTATCCCAGCATGGTTGCCATACCCCTCATGTCGTGGGAGAGGTGTTATGGGCCTTGGTTATCCGCTTCTCAGCTAGATTCCTCAGCAGACGCAAGAATAAAATACTCAGATATAGGCGGAAAAGTTGAATTCCAAAAAGATGAAAAATTGGCTCCTTGGAATTTTGCTGGCTATCAAATGATGAATGAAGCCGGTAAGATGAAAGCCGTTTTCTCAAACAGCCTGCTTTTGTTCAGTGAGCGTGGAGGCTTTGTGTTTCCAGATGCACCAACGGGAATAGCGTTGGCTACGGCCCTACAAGCAGAAGGCCCAATAATTACTTCTATAGGCGTTGATGTGGGAGCGGGGGGTGTTAAAACGACAGTAAAGCTTGACTTATATACCGCACAATATGGCAAACTACAAAAACAAAAAGAGGGTGCTATTGCTCAGATTGCTAGAGAAAGACAAAAGATTATCGATCAGAATAATAACGCCGCTAGGAGAGGCTTTGGGAAGCAACTAGGAAACCAAGACCTGCTTGGTGATCTTATGAGTGCGGGAGGGGCATCAATAATAAAAGCTGCTGGACAAGGAGAAGATCACTTTAGCGAAGTAGAAAAATTTGGTAAACCCGGACAAGTGATGGTTCTGGATGATGTGGGGGGAGCGATACACACCCACGAAAGCCTTGAGCAGCTTATGGAGATGTACGGGCCAGCAATCGAAATGGGCAGGCAATTTGCAGGCAGGGCGGTTGCAAGGCTAGGTGACTTATGGACAGCAGCTACCAATCAGCACGGTCACCCAACCCTACCTAGTCCTGGTGCAGAATCCACGAACGAAAATGCTCGGAATACGATGACAAACCCATCCGCTGCGGATGCGGGATCTTTTTAAAGACTAGAAGGAGGACATTATGGTTGACCCATTTGATAACCCAACATTACATACCGGAGAAGCAGACAACCACGCAATTAGCACAGACCATTCGCACATGAAGGCTCTGGGTTTAAGCGTATTCACAACGGGCAATTTATATAATTGGTATAACACAAAGGACGAAAAAGGCGTTTACAGCAATCAAGCTTTAATCAATTATGCCAGCATAGATCAAATGTTTGGCACCGACACTGTCCAAAGTAGTGACGGATGGGGTGAGTGGTACGGCTGGAGAAAAAACCTCACCACTACTGGAAATTACAAAATTCAAAAATGGAATGATTGGTCATGGACTTGGCCCTTTCTTATTGCTCCGTATACACAGGACGACCTAAGATACGACCTGTTTGAAGGTGTTACCAATGGAGGCTTTGCCATTGATTTTGTCCACGATGATCCAGCGTCGGCTCCCGACGCCCTTAAATTCGATACAGCTTATTCTCCTTTTCCCGGTGATGATATTGACAAAAGTGCCCTTGCCCTTGCTGCTTTAAACCCAATCCTTAGCATAATTCAAATGAACCGCTGGATGAATAGCTTTAAAAGAATGTTTCCCAAGCAGGATTGGCGATTTTCTGCGGAAAATCTCACAGGCAAAAATTTGCACGCTATTGATATGTTCCTGACGGATATAAAAGGGAGCAAATTTAGTCACATTCCCTTTAGCGGCCTTGTTCCCTTCAATGTCAATCTGGCTGACAGTGGTGTAACGTGTATTAAAAGTGAATGGGTTACTTATAAACTACATTTATATGACGACTTCAATCCAAGAGTGGCTACGAATTTTGCAATATTGAAAAACTCCCATCTTGGGGGAGTTAAGAAAGATGCCACAGGCCGGACTTATGCCTCATCTGTTGACGGCGAATATTCTGATGCAGACCCAGCTAACCCTAGTCACGGGACGGTTGGTCCACTGGAAAGATCTTGGAATTCAGTAACAAAAAAGTGGGAATCTGGGACTGCTAATATGATGGGTGTGGTTGATACGCCCGGTGGCAAGATAGACGCAGCGTATAATAACCCAACAGTCGAGAGTTTGCTTCACAGCGATATAGGATTAGACCTTGACGGCGATGCAGACAAGCACTTTGCACCTAGTAGCGGCTATGTAATGCCTATTCATCAGCAAAATAGTAACCCCGCACAGTGGCAACCAAACTATGCCCAATCGTCAGGCTGCAGGTTCGGTGAAGACAAGAATGAGAAGGCTAAGGTAATAGGCTTTAATTTTAACCCATTAAAAGAATATCCTCACGGCAGCCTTGTCATGCTATCCAAGATTGGTAGCATATGGCATATTACTGACATGGGGAGTGGTATCGTCAAGGATGGGCAGGGAGTAGTAACTGCGGGGTTTGAGGGACAGTGGGAATTTCAGTATCTCGCCACCAATTCGATTAACTTTTTCTCTGCGAGAGAGAAATATGAATACTGCTTTTGGATTCTGGCCGACGAGTACTGCTTTATACTCGAACGCGATACTACCAAGGTTGATCCATCACGAGTAGAGCGTGGGTTTCATAAACAGTATTATAAAGGTGATACGTTTAACGGCCAGTACTGGGATCCCGACATGGGCATCGGCGGCGAGTGGGTTATGGGGGAGCGGTTTAACGATCAATTTAGTACGATTGGCATAAGTCCAATTATTTCCCGCGATGGTTGGTGGCAATTTTCTTCTTTTGACTTTATGGACGCTCAGATCTGTGGGACTCGGAAGTGGAATTCCCTAGGTACAACTCAGGCTACGCTAGATGCGGCGGATCGAACTATCCCCTTAGAGCAATATCATCGCAATCCTGCTCATAGTGGGCCATTTTTTGGGTGTGTTTTTCCAGACGGCTATCGTGTTAACAGTCAGCTGACAGAATATTGGGCAACCGCACGGCCGTTTAATATACGGAAAGCAGTACCGAAGTTGCCAGCCTCGGATTTGGCTATAGCGGCATCGCTGGCTTTCAATACTAGTTACCAGTATAATAATAAGTCAAATCCCTTTTTAGATAAAAGCCAAACGTGGGAGTACAGAGACGATGGCACGGCAGATCTATATATTCCACCCAGAAGCGACTGCACCGCCGCCGTTCTTAATCCAGATCCTGCAGCAGAATTTGCGGACGGGGAAGATACCTATGCAAGAACAAACTATCCTGGCCCATCTATGTTCTTTATGGAAAGTGAAAAGGGTTCACAAAATTTAAAACAGTTACCAGCCGATATAGGAACCCTATCTTCTCCTTTCGCGGGCACGCCAGAGATAAAAAATGGTGGGCCATTCCGAAACATACACGCTTTTGATCAGTTTCACAAGGATGGCGTGACTGGGTTGGATCTGCACCAAGTAGCTGTGGATGCTTTTTATGCATGTTCGTGGCTTTGCAAGGTTGATCTCAATAATCCCGGGGTGTTCAATGCGAACGATAGTGCTTTTGATTTTACACCCAAACGCCCCAATACGATACAGTTCAGGCCGTTAAAAATAGAGACATTTGTACAGTTTTTTCCATGGTACCCCAGCCACGGCGGTGTTCCTAGCTACTTCTTTCCAGCTAATTCTGGACGTTCGACTTGGTCGTCCGAGGGGCGTCGGCAGATGCTATCCCTTGGCAAGCCAGCATCGAATATGTCAATAAAGAGAAATGTCGAGTCCGCCAAAGCTGGGGGTGCTGATGCTTTCTCGTCAGTTTGGTCCGACACCACATCCGTGTTCGGGTGGCCGAAGAATTCAGGTCTTCATTTTAATGTGGATATTGCTAGGTGGGTGGCAGTGCAGACGGGAAAATCGGCGGCAGATATTGGTATGTTTCCATCGTACCAAGGGCGAATCCACAACGTACACTATTGGGATCCTCGCCATCTACCGCCAGGGGTGTTTGACTCCCCATGGATGAATTGTCCCGAGGATTGGGAAAGTTACGTCGCGGGCGGCCCGTGTATGGACGGGGCATTCCAGGGGGCAAATGCGTATGGCATTATTGGTGCTGTTGCTACTATAAGTGCCAATAATTCAATCACTTTTACCACAGAGCAGCAGATTGGCATGGGTTCAGAAAGCTGGTCTAAATCGGTAAGAATCAGTCATGCCGTGGGGGGAGCAAGTACTCTCGGACGCTGGTACCAACGCCCCAGTTGGGGCGGTGCTGGTTGTAGCTATAACACAAATAGAACTACTGAGTTACACGCAACAATATACCAAGCCTGGCCCAGAACGCAGACTTTGTTCGATTCTAGATATTTTAGCGTTCACCATTTTAATGAGTACCCACAGTTTCTCGGTGTAACACCGGAGCGAACTGGGATTGAGTTTATCAACCACGCTGGTGGAAAAACCACATACGGCATACAGACTAGGTGGCCCGGGGGTGTTGTAAACCAACTAGATGTTGATATGCGGGTTCCTTCAGCCTTCCAGCTTGCAACTACTTCTCCTCAGTACCCCCTAGTATTGGGTCCGAATACGACCGTTTGGTCAGATTCACACGTTTCTGCCGGTACTGTCGGCGGAAAGGTTATGCCTTCAAAATTCTGGGATATCGATGTCACTAGGGTTGGTAAACTGCTACCATATAAATATGTTCGCAGCACGTTAGGCGTGCCTTGGGTATCTGGGGCTGAATTTCCCATAATTGGCGGCAACACGGAGTTGGCGGCTTTAATACCAGATGATACTCCCGTCACGGATTTGGAGAACAAATTTATACTGGTTAGTACTGGCAGTGGCTACCAAATAGGAGATATTATTGGCAATAAGGATTTTGGGGTAATGGCCTCAGTGATGTTAGTCGGCACGCTCAGCATTCCAGCCATCGGCCTTCACGAAGGTAATATTATTACGATTAAAGTTTTTGACGTTGGAAAGGATATTCCAACTGACAGATGCTTTCCTATTACCGAAATAGTTGATAAAGATATCAAAGGGGGCATTTCGATTGGTAACGTGGCCACAAATGGCAATGGTTTTGCAGGGTTTTTCGTTAATTCTCTGGTTCATTCCACGTCAGCAATTGATCACAAACCGCTATTTGTTGATGGGGCTGATGGTAGAATATTTAGGGTTAGTGCCCCCGCTGATCAAACACTAGCTAAAGACGGAACTGGGGTATCTGAATCTCAATTTGGCTTCGTTAAAACCCCCACCACCATGACCGTTGCTATTGAGGAAGAATATAAATCCCCAAACGGTAAATACGACGTATTCTTTCATTTTCACAATGATATTACACACACTTGGGGAAATAACCATCAAGACTATACTGATGGTCTGAACCCCTTTGAGAACGACGAACAGTATATTCAAACCTCAATAACTTCAATATAAAACACTTTTTCGTGTATAATTAGACAGAACCCTTTAAAAAGGAGATTATTTTTATGGCTACGATTACATTTCATGCTAATAATGCGGCTAATATAGCCGCCTCACATTATGCTACAGACCCCACACTAATCGCCCACGCCGATGGTTCTGGGATAGGGTTCTTTGGCGGTGGATTTGGTATTTCCGTACCAGTAGGGGACTATCAAAGCAGCACATATGTGACTAATTCTAACGGTACAGCTTCTGGGATACAATGTACCAATACGAGGTTTGATGCCGCTCTAGCTGACGCTGTAGGTGTGCCCGGTAGCGGTATGGTCTTTAGTAATGACGCTGCTGCCATTTCCAACTCTGGACTTCCTAACTTTCAAGCTCCATTAAATGTTAGGTTTGAACACACTGAAGGGGTGAGGGTACAGAATTGTAAATTAAGAATTTTTGACAGAAATGACATAAGCAATCATGCCAGCGGTGTAACCACAAAGATATATGAAGTACGTCGCCCCAACCCCATCAAAGAGTTATTTTCTGCAACTCAAGGAGCCTTGACGCACAGGGGGGTTGATGGGGATCATGCATGGAAACAGTTTGCTGATGGTATAACCATGGCTGACGTAGCTTTTACAGCGAGTCCCGGCCCTAGTGGCTTAAATACTTCATCTGATGATCCGCTGCCGACCGGTGATGGTACTTACTTTAACTGGATCGCTCAGTCGGGCGAATCCTGTCGTGCTACACGTCATGATTGGTACATTGCACTCAGTGCATCCCCAGACAGTATTGGTAGTAAGACTGACTTTGGTCTTTATTTTACTCTTGAGTACTTGTAATCTTTATAGGAGACATCCAATGTCGAAGATTTTAGATCTACTTAAAAGAAAGCCCTTGCTAGCTATCGGTTTAGCAGTTGGTGTATACTTCCTTGGCATCTCTAGAGGATGGTGGGTAGGTATTTTTTAATACATAGCCTAACCCCCGATGGAGCGGGGGCTTTGAGGCTAGCTTACTAGTTTTACAAACACAAAGAAAAAGGGGTGGTAAAAACCACCCCTTCTTCATTTTAACTCCCCCCCCTATTCATTTTTCTCAGTTTTAGGATTCCACTTAACCCAACCTCGGTCGGGTAGCCAGTTTTCGCCATCTTTTCTTCTAGGAAACAAGCCCCCTCCCTTCTTGTGAGAACCAAAGGATAGTCTCGCTCCGCAATCTCCGCAGCGAAGTTCGTGATAGAGGTTGTCATCGACATTTCTAACAACGAATCGGACATTGTCTGAGCCACATTTTCCACATGCGTCTTCCTCGAAAACCTCTTGAAACTTGGCAACCTCACCAAAGATATCTCTCTGGGAATCACCCTCAAGCTGAACGTTCAATCTCTTGTTTCTTGTGGTATAAGTAACCTTCATTTTAACCTCTCCAGTCTTCTGAGTAACCTGTAATGTTATCTGGCACAGTAAGGACACCGCGTTGGTAGTCATTTAACTTCTCTATAGCCAGACTTGCTTCACGTTTAGTGATCTTTCTCTTAACTGATACGTTAAAGACATTTTTAAACATACCAGCCCCGTCAATATCTAATTGTTTACACTTAGCGTCCACGAAGTTAGCCTGTGCGTCGGTCATCCTGTCTGAATCTTCATATTCACCAGTTGTTTCGACGGTCTTGGTTTGGCTAATACTCCTTGTGATACTAGCTGTGTTTTTTGATGTGACCTCTTCAGCGGCTACTGTTCGCAGTCTCAGGGCTTTTCTAAAAGAACGCCCTTCTGCTCGCGTAGCTGCTGTTGCAACCGCATAGACACAAAATGTGTCGTCTGTGTTGCCCTCCCAGCAGTCTGCCACATCGGAGAAGCGTGTGCCATCAGCAAACTGAACTTCCCAGATTACTGTGGCTCGACCAATTTCACTCCCGTTGGCGGGAGGAAAAACCTTAGTCGGCCCACTGGATATAATTTGCCCCAAAAGCAGTTCAGCGACCCTTCTTAATCCAGCAGATAGTGGCCGTCCATCTATGAGTTCATTCTCCTCGAACAGTCCCATCACGTAGTCATTCCACTCTGGTGAAGTAACTAGGGGGGTGTCACTCGCTACAACGTCCTTCGTACTCGTATCGGTGTCTGACGGTGTTTGCAACTCTACATTTTCAAATAAATCGTCATTCATTTTATTCAACCTCTATAAAACGTTTTGATCTTGGCGGAAACTTGTTTTCAATTCTCTTCAAGTTCTCTAAAACACATTTAATAAGTTCCTCCTTTTTACTTAGCGATTCTTGCCCCAGTGACTTGACCCTAATAACTGCATACCCCCTACTTAGTAATGCACCGCTTTTTCTCAGGTCGGCGTTAACCTGTTTTTGCAGCTTGTCTTCGCCCCAAATAGGTAAGAAATGTGAAGGGCCGTCTACCTCTATTATAGTCTTTAACGATGGAATATACAAATCTATTTCTAGATTTTCTGCGGGAATGATAATTTCGTGCATTTTCACACGAAAGCCAGCATTTTGGAGTCTTTCTTGCATAAACTTCTCCAGTTTTGACCCCTCTTTTGCAGCAATTCTAATTGCGGCAATCCCCTTAGAACGCATAGTTTCCTTTTGTTCGCTGGACATATTGTTCCAATTCTTTTTGGCTATAGCCACTCTCTTCTCTTTTTCTTTATCGCTCATGTCGTCCCAGTAACCCACTAGTCCACTACTAATTTTTATCTTTTCCTCCATAGACCTTGTTTTGCCCTGAGTTGGGTGCGAACTTCTACCTTCAGCTAAAGCCACCTTCTGTGCCTCGCTTTTATCTTTTAATTCGTAGCCGTTTTTTATTAATGTACGACGAATTTTGTTGGGATAAGTCTTTAGCAGCTTTGCTATTTCATAGGTACTCATATCCTCTTCGTTGTACATGTGTATCACAGATTTATCAAATTTATTCATGAAGCACCTCTATAATATCCTTAATTGAGAATTTGTCTAGTAAAAATGGTTTTGTGCCAGTTAGCCTGTACACTTCGTCGGAATCTTCCTGAGTTTTTGTTAAAATGGGCACCATTTTTGATACGCCCATTAAATTAAAAAGACCCATGTCTTGCTTGTCGAAAGGGTCATACAGGTAAGCTAGTTTGAGCTTGTTTACTATTTTGGACGCCCTGATTACATTACCCGTGGATGTTGCGACTAGCAACCCCGTAAAGCTCCACATGTCTGCGGAATTAAACATCCCAAATTTGCTCGTGATGGGATTGAAGTCTATGTTATTATAAAACACGCTGGCGTCATCTACCTCTTCGTTTTCTACAGCCTCGTTTAGGGCGTTGTAGATTTCAGTATTTTGCGGAGTTCCTCCGCTGGTTTCTAAGTAAAATCCTATATGCATAATTATTCTTCTCCTGCGTGATCAAGTTGATTTAAAATATGACCAACCCTATTCTCATAGGTGTGGTCTTTAGCAAGTTTTAGTCCGTTTTTAGCTATTTCTTCTCTTCGCCCCTCGTTGTCTATTGCCCAAGACACCTTGTCTAGCATTTCTTCCACGTTATTATACACCAGACAATTTACACAATCTTCTAGCCCCAGCCGTTTGTAGTGTGGGTTATAAGAGGTTAACAGGCATGTTCCACAGCCAAGTGTTTCAAAATTTCTATAATTAATATCCAATGATATGTTTGCATTAAAATGAACCCTATAAGAGTTGATTGCCTTTATCATTGCATCGCCTATAACAAATTCATCGAGCTTGAACTCGTCAAATGTATTACGAAGGGCGTCAATTAGACCACCCCTATTATTAATGTTCCCGCAAAATCCAATATCATGTGTTGGATCATCGCTCAGAGGGGATATTAACATGTCGTCATAGCAGTTGGGAAACCATACGCTGCTGCTGTTAACAAAGTCGGGTGTGGCTTGTAGTATAAGATCATAGTTTCCTTCGTGGGCCGTTTTAAGGTATGGTTGAATCCCCTTTACGTGGGCGTCAATTGACCACAAGAACTTCTTGGTTTGAACTTTTGACAGGCTCGGAACCCACCCCGTCTCATCATAATTCTCTAGGTTAATGATTAGGTCATACGATTCAAAGTCTGGTGTCTCATCATAATTGGAGTGATTCAGCCCCCACACGGTTGCGTTAGACCCGTGCTTTTTAAACGCACGCTGCATAGATAGGGCTTCTCTAAATAGGCGATTTTCTTTGTGTCGCCCGTTTTCTTGTATTAGAAGTACTTTCATATCTTCTCCTTGGTTGCAAGAGACGTCCACCCCTGAGATCCCCACTCTCTTGTTACAGAATATCCAAACCTTTGTAAGTACTGGTATATATCAATAGAGTATGGATGGACATGAGTCTGTATGGTTTGTAGATGCAAGTTTTCAAAATATAGCTCTTTAATATTAAACCTGTTAAAATCAATTGATCTTATTATATTATCATCCATGCCTTCGGCGTCTATAAACAAAATATCAATATCAACTGTGTTATATTTTTCAAATAGGTTATTAAGGGTCATGCATTTTACTGCTTGTTTTATTTTAAGTCCATCTTCAACCCACTCTAGATATGTCTCTCGGGATGCTGTTCTATGTCCTGCGACATGACGAGGATTAAATGATGACGTTTCGTATCGGGGGCCATCGTCTTTGTGGTAGTAGAAATGGCATTCTTTCACCGTTTCATCATCAACAATTGCTATATTTTCTAGAGCTTTGTTTTCGATATCTTTGTAGCAGTTCAAGATATCTTCATTATGAACATCCATTGGTTCTACAAGTACAAGTAAGTCTATATCCTTGCCTTTAATTATTTTTGTGAGGTCGTCATTTCCTTTACATGTACCTATTTGAAAAACTATCATTTGCCCTCCGACAAGAACCACTCTATGGTTTGTTTGAGTCCATCTTTGAAATCTGTTTTTGCCACAAACCCCAAGCGTTCTTTTGCCCTAGAAACATCTAAACATCTGCGAGGCTGACCGTCTGGCTTTGATGAGTCGTACAGTATTTCTCCGTCAAACCCCATTTGCTCTGCGATTTCATTTGCTAAACCAGATATTGTTATCTCTTTGCCGGTTCCTATGTTGATTGGATCTGGCTCAATATCTTTTTCAATGGCTAACATAATTGCCTCTGCACAGTCTGGAGCAAAAAGGAACTCTCTCGACGCCTTTCCCGTACCCCACAACCCCACCTTACGATCACCAGCCTTTATGGCATTATAAAACTTTAAGATAAGGGCCGGTATCACATGGCTGCTAGTCAAATTAAAATGATCGTGTAGGCCATACATGTTTACTGGAATAAGGTTGACGCCGTTAAATCCATATTGCTCATGATAGGCTTCTATCATTTTCATCAAAGTCTTTTTTGCAATGCCGTATGGTGCGTTTGTTTCTTCTGGATAGCCATTCCAAATATCTTCTTCTCTAAAAGGAACCGGAGTAAATTTAGGATAAGCACACACAGTGCCCAAAAGTATAAACTTTCCCACGCCGCGTTCTCTTGCCGCCTCTATTAGATTGGCACCCATGATTAAGTTTTCATACATAAATTTTCCGGGATTTTCTTGGTTGGCTCCGATTCCTCCAACAGACCCTGCGGCATGCACAATAACATCAGGCTTAGTTTGACTAACGAGATCATGACAAATCGCTTGATCTCTCAAATCCCAAGTGGAACCAATGCCAAACACCTCATATTTCTCTGACAAAACTGGCATTAAATTTTTACCTAGAAAACCAGTTGCCCCAGTTAGTAATATTTCCACTATTTTTTCCTTAAATATTGTAGCACAGGTTTGTAAAACCCTTCTAGATCGCAGGGGAGAGGGCCATGAATCTCAAAATAATCGTCTAAATTTTCATTCTCCAGAGATTTCCATTCTGTTCTGCAAATTCTTCCATAAACAGCATATCCACCGCTTTTATGCTGCTTAAAATCACCAGCCTCCTCTCTCCTGATTTTAGTTATTCTATCAAATTTGCCCTGCCAAATATCAGTTAGACATTTTAGTAAAGATTCGTCGCAAAAATAACGTAAGCCGTTTGGAATACTTCTTAGATCAGCTAAATGCGGAGGTCTACTATTCCAGTAATCAACCAATTCTGAGTATTTTAAGTTGTTTGGGTTTACGATTTCAGCAAAAGTACTCCCCCTAGCTGCCGTTCCGTGCATTGGCCACTTTCCGATATCAGGATGTGACTGAAACGCCGGATGCTCATATCCAAACTGAGCCAAATGATCTTCTGGGACGCGACCATAACTTTCTAGGGGTGCGGCACTAAGGGGGATCATATCAATATCAGCAATCATCAAAGTGTCAGAGGCCAAGAGGGGGTGGCTGGCACAAATCATTCTAATAAATTGCGATTGCTTGCTGCTTTTTACGCCAACAAGTTTGGGCCAGATTTGAATATCGGCCCATCGGCCGATGTTTTCTACAAACTTTGGGCTGGGCTGGCGGTGGCGGGCAGGTTTCAGCAGATCTGGGCCTATAATGTTCAGTGTTACAGAATATCCAAGTTTATTCCAAGTCATGCAAACAAGTTCTGCAAACGAAGCGTAGTCTGGGTTTTCGTTAATAGAAGTAATTATTCTATTTATTTTCATTCTATTGTTTACCTCTGTCATTATCGATTTGTTTAAATGCCAGCGGTATTGTTCCTACCCATCTGTAAAATAAAGTTTGTGGCATAGATGAATTGCATTTGGGTCTATCTGATGTTTGAAATAATGGTGATAGCAATTTTTATCGAAAAGCTGTCTAAGCTCGGAGGTTGTTGAATCTACTCTTTGCGAGTCATTTTGTAGCTTAATGTGGTTTTTCAACAAAAAATCCCCTATAGACACGTCGTCCATTAATTTGTTTCCATCATATTCCAATTCGTCCTGCTTCTCCACCAAAAGCATTACTACGTCTGTGCTCATTTTTATGCAGGCCCCAGAAGCATATTTGATGCTACCATAAAGCCCATTCACCCCAGAATAATATCCAGTCCTAGGCTTATCCAATAAAAAACGGTTTAAAAGATTTAGGTTTATATAGCTGCCGCAATTTACTCTTACTATGTAGTCAAAATCTTGATTTAACAAGTACTCAAACCCCTTGATTGTTTTTTTTAGTAGGTTCTCTCGTGTTTCGCTGGAATTTACAATAATTTCATTATCTTCAGTCACCACATATTCATCTTTCCCGAGACCCTTTAGTAATTCATCTTTATGTCCTCTTCCGTAATTATAAAAAACCTTTGTGTTTTCTGGTGCGTTATCAATCCAAGTCTCTTTGCAAGCATCAACCATTTTCCTATAGCCTCCGTCATTTGACGACAACATCAAAACAGCTACTTTCATTCTATTTATCCTATTCAAACTCTGGTTCATCAAGGTGGTTGTACGCTTGGCCGACAAAATATTCATTAGTCCTAGGTTTGGCATTTTTAGGAAATGGCATTTTATCGAAAAACTCGTCGTGAACAATTGAATTATTTTTAACGATAGGATAAACGATCTCTCTAAGGAAATTCTGATCTACTTGATATTTATTGTCGTACTCACCCTTGTCATAACTAGCTATCATATCTTTGATACCTTTCAGCACCCCATTTCTTGAACCCCACATTCCACCTAGAATTTCTGTTGCGTGATATGGGTGGTCTCGCATTATGTGAAAGTCTTTATCGCTAGATAGCCACTCATCAATAGCAGCCTTCTCTCTTTGTCCCAATCTGGAGTCGGTGTCCCTTGATATCATTATGTCATCGCCGTCTGCTGCGTAGAACCGCCAGAACATACCGTTCCAGTTTCCGTCTCCCATACACACCGTAGTAGCCCCTAAATCTATTAGCCTATCAATGATATCGTCGGGGACATCATCTCCGTGGTAGAGACGACAATGCCAATCGGGAAACAGTTCTTGGGCTATTTCCACATTTCTAATTGCACCAATGGTGTATTTCGGATTGCTACCCCAAAGGCTAAAAGCAATAACCTTATTCATTTGAATATAAAACCCTTAGCATATGTAAACTTACCTTTAGGGAATCGTTCTCCGTTTTTTGCCCCACCTCTTTATCAAGCCTTGCTGTAATTTCTTTAGCCTGCTCTGGTGTCAAATAATCATTCATGATTTCTTGTATCTTTTTTGCTTCATCCTCGCTAGTTGGCATTGGTGTTTCCCTCTGTAGATTCCAAGAGATTTTTATAACCAAGCGATTTTAGTCGTTCATGAATGGCGTTCTTCGGTAATCCCATATCTTCTAATTCCTTGGTCTGTTTTGCAATTCCCCGATAAATTCGCACACATTCTGGGCAATCCATTTGCGGAACCTTGTCGGTGTGTTTAGCCCAGTGATCCCTAGTTAGGGCGGTGTTCATCATTAATCGAACTTGTGAGCTTTGTTGAGTGAGGATCAAATAAATATCATTTAGATTCTCTTCTACGGCACTACTCTCCTTTTGTAGCCTATAATTTTCTTGTATGGCGAGCGTGGTTACCACAGAGAGACCACCCAAACTTAAAAGCATAGAAGTAAGTGCTAGATAAAACCATTTTCCAGACATAATTATTTTCCTTATTTTAAAAGTGTTTTAGTCATTGCTCTAGGTCTACCCGTGGAGACCAGCCCTAGATGGCGTCGTTACCCGTTTCACCAGTGCGTATACGGATCGCGTCAGAGAGATCCGAGACAAAGATCTTGCCGTCTCCGATCTGCCCGGTCTGTGCGGTGTGCAGGATCGTATCGATGACCTTTTGCAGGACATCGTCAGCACAAGCCACCTCAAGCTTCACCTTGGGGACAAAATCAACCGCATACTCGGTTCCTCGGTATGTTTCGGCGTGTCCCTTCTGGCGGCCAAACCCCCGAACTTCAGTCGCAGTCATTCCTTGGATTCCCTCCTCGGACAGGGCATTCTTGACATCTTCGAGTTTAAAATGCCGAATGATTGCTTCAACTTTTTTCATCCCATAACCTCCGCTAGATAAAACCATTTTCCAGACATAATTAAAAGTGTTTTAGCCACTGCTTTAGGTCTACCTGCGGAGACCAGCCCGTGGCTTTAAGTTTGTCTATTCGTGCAAGAGATAGATGCACTTCTCCCCCTCTGGGGGGTATATGCTTATAGTCTGCATTTTGCCCCCCAATTAATCTTACTAAATCTAGGACGGACAAGGACTCTCCTGTTCCGACATTAAAAATATTTCCATTCATATCTTCGTCCAGTACGGCAAGCATAACGTTTGCGTTTACGACATCTGATACGTGAATATAATCACGAGACTGTGTGCCGTCACCAACGACAGTCATAGGCTCCCCAGCGTGCATTTGTCTTTGGAAGATTCCAATTACTGGTGCGTATTGACCCTTTGTTGGCTGCCTTTCACCGTACACGTTAAAGTATCTAAGAACAGCGGTGTCAAGGCCATAGAGATCAGAGTACATTTTGCACAACTGCTCACCAGCAAGTTTGCTGACTGAGTACGGGTTAAGGCAATCTGGGGGCATGTCTTCATGTACTGGCGGTTGATTAGCTGTTCCGTAGATTGCTGCGGTAGAGGAAAAGATAACTCTTTTGGCACCAACGAGCCGAGCCGTTTCAAGTATGTTACATGTTCCAAGTACATTTGTTTTCATTGCCAGCGTAGGATTTTCTATACAGCTTGGTATTCTGGTTTCCGCAGCCAAGTGAAATATATAATCCACGCCTTCAAATGCCGTTAGCTGTTTTAGGCCACCATAATTTATATCTGTTTGGAAGTAATCGGCCTTGGGGTTAAGGAGAAAGGACTCCCTGTCCGCAGATAAATTATCAACGACCGAAACTTTCCAGTCCCTATCAATTAAATTATCAACTAGGTGTGACCCTATGAAGCCACGCCCGCCGGTCACGACAGCCTTAGTCATTCGTTATCCTTTCTCTTGGAAAGCCAAGCTTCTTTCTTTTCTTAAAAACGGCACCATCCCTGCCAGAATAAAACAGGGTTTTTTTAGCCGCGAAGTCTAGATGGCCATGATTCTCTGTCCCCTCTATACTATAGTGCTCGTGTGTTATAATTATCTCGTCAATATATGCTACCTTATCCATCCTAGTCACCTCTTGTGTAAATTCATCATCGCAATATAGACCTTTATAGTCGGGGTGATAAATATACCCAAAGTGTTCGTATAATTTTTTTCCCAAGATAGAAAATGTCACTAGCTTTCCGGCTGTATGCCCATCATTAAAATGTACACACCCGTCTAAGTCTGGGAAATTTTCACTCATGGCCGTGGTTATTTTCTCATCCCAGTTGGCTTTCTGGGGAACCATGTCGTCGGAGGCACAGATGACAATATCAAATTCCCTATCGTCTATGTGTGCGTTAATGGCGTCTATCTTATCCATATTGCTATCAAAATTGACTATCCCGTCAACACTTGAAGACTTGGAAAGTATATACCTAATTCTCTCCTGAACATACGGGTCGGTCATCATTAAATCGCTGGAGTCACAATTTATATTGAAGAATATTTCGTTGTGACCGCTCGCGTAGCCAACATAAGCATCTAAACACCTTAAAAACTTATCTGATCTACTCAGGGTAGGGAATTGAACTAATAATTTCATCCTAGCTTCCTATTTATTATAGTCTAACACCTAGCTTTTGACCATATCTTTTTGGGCTTTTTGTAACATTTTGACGGCCTCATCATTTTTTAAAAACCGCATCAACCTTTCTGCTCGATTGAACGGCGTATGCTTGGAAATGATTTGAGACTTGACTTCTTGTATGAGATTTGTGTCTCTCGCTGAGTGTTTTGGCTCCTTAAAGACCTTTTCCAGAAAATCATCGAATTTCTCCTTCTGCTTTTTACTTAAGACGACATTTAGATCGTGACCGCCCATGCATATGTCAAAAAATACCTGTGATGCAACTAGGCTTATGTCTCCAGACAGTATGATTTTGGTGTAGAGTCCATAAATGTCAGCTAACTGTGTTATATTGGTTTCCAAATCAAACCCCTCACCCTTGCCCAAGCAAAGCAAGTGGTACATTTTTTCCCTTTTTATTACCCCTTCCATTTCCTTGGTTATTGAGTTTCCGATTATCCCAAGATCTATTTCTGGGCTGCGTGGTTGCCCATTTAGCAGGAAGGTGTCAGCCGCTGGTAATATATTATGAACCTGTAATTTTGAGGACTTCTCGTCGTTGGCATAGTTGTTGGTGAATACAAACGGTATGTTTGCAGAGTCGGACAAGCCCTCTATCGCAGACATGGCATGTTTATCCGCACCAGTAACATTGAGAACTAGGTCAATGCTCTTGTTATTTGTGAGGTACTTGACTATATCATTGGTTAAAAATGTATAATGAGAGACTAAAACATTTGGCTGGTAACCATCTAATATATCATACGCACTAATCTGGGGATTTATCCACGCTTCTGCTTGCATGCCAACGCTATTTAATGCGGCGTGTAAATATCGAGCTTCTGTTGACAGGGGTGTTGTATAGTTGTGAAATAAAATTTTCATTCCTCGTTAATCCTTCTTAGCATTTTAATGTTATTAATTTTAACTATGGGGTAATGTTCGTTGAACCTTGTAGATATCTGCCTTCGGCTGGGCCATGCATTTATTGCTTCAAATAGGAACTTGTTCTTGTATTCTGGGTTGGAAATTAGGTTATAAAAAGATTGTATTAGGTTGTACCCCGTCAAATATGTTAGCTCAGTCCAGCATTTATCGTCAATGGCTAGTGATAGATTCTCTAATTTTCCAGCATTTTCTATTACACCAATGTCAAACTCGCTGTCGGACTGTGGGTTTTGATAAAGCATTGATGGTTTTTTGAGATCAACGGATCTTAAATATTGGGGGGTAAGCAACACACCGCCCCCGCATATTATTAGGCTATCAGTCATTACGTTATTCATACACAGCCTGATACTTTCGCAACAATTTGAATGAAAGTATACCTGATTTTCAACTATTCTGATTTTTACGCTTCTCCCAAACCTTTTCTTGATGAAATTGTAAATCTTGGCGGTCTCGAAGCCGGAGCAAACAATTACCTCGAAATCAAGAAACGCAGAACTAATTGCTTCTATTTGACGCTCTATGAGAGTTTTTCCGTCTACTACGACTAAAGATATGGGGCCGTATGATTTCATTCTATATCCATGGTTTTCAGCAAGCAATATCACTGATATAGGTTCAGATCGCTTGGCGTTAGGCCCCGGTCTGGGGGTAGTAATAAATTCGTTGGTTCTAGGTTTTCTCATGGTAAAAGTTTATATTTATCTTGCTCCTTAGATATTTTTTTTAACTCCTTCACCATTAAATCGTAATCATTAAAGTCTAGATAAAGAGATCGCACCACGCCGCACGGGATTGCTGTTGCCCCCTCCTTGTTCTCGAACAGTGTAATCTGCTCTAATCTTTCGTTCAACGAGGCACCTATTTTGTTGAACCATAACGGAGAAATGCTCTGACTCGCTTCTATTCTAACAAAGTAGGACGCACCCACAAGCTTTTGAAAACATTCTCTGTCTCTCGTGTTGCTTTTATCGAAAAGATGCGTGATACCCTTAACCTTGTTTACTTTTTCCTTGATCCTGTTTACTAAATCAACCGTTTGAACTATAGGTCTGGTCAAGGAGGTAGAAATTACTATGCTGAGTTTAGATTTGTCGTACTTGGACTCTAGCAATGACGACACCGTTGTTTCTAATTCATCAATAGTTGCTTGTGGCGAGTCGTAGATCGCAATCCCAAAAGTGGGTTCAATTTCTTTTCTTGCAGCGGAGGCGAAGCAGTCTTGATCCTGTAGCACTTCTTCTGTAGAAAGTTTCTTTGCCCACTCGTCGTCTCTGTACAAATTACAAAATTGAGCTAGTTCGTAACACGCCTTGTCTTCGACAAATTTCGCTTTGTTCAGATTCTTTAGGGTGTCCAGCCTGCCTATACTGCAACCTGTTTGAAAAACACCGTGTGGGCCACCACTGCTAGGCGGGGAAAATTCAGCAAAGATACACTTCGAGCAATCCACGCTTACCCCCTTGTTGCTTTTATTTCAAAGTGAATACCATTTAGATGCGAAGATAGAATCCTTAGACCAGCACTTGTTAGCATGTCTTGTATCATTGGTAATGCCGTCATGGATTCCATCTGTCCAGCTATGTCAGACGCTTCGCTTACTGATAGCGACCCGTTTAGGGTACACTTGGAGAATAGCCTCACATCTGTACCCCCTATCGATATCTCACCGCCCAACCTTAACTTGGAGAGCAACGCTTTAATCAACTCGGCTATATTTTGAGCCGAGAAGCTATCCAATACATCTGGTGCGATTATTGTTTCGCATTCGTTATCAGATATGTCCTTAAGATCAATCTCATTGGGGCTTACAAAAACCTGTGTAAAGTTTTCAATAGAGTCTTGATCTGATTTTAAAACCTGTAATTTCATTTTATCACCTCGTATGCCTTGTCAAAAATTTTGTTCCATTCATCAACAAACCGATTCTGTGAAAATTTCTCTTTAATTGTTTCTCTGGCCGCTGCCCCCATCTTGAAAGCAAGTTCTGGATCAGCCAGTAGCTGTTCGCAGTACTTTCTAAGTTCTGGCTCATCGTTTGACATAAAACCATTTACACCATGTTTGATAATATTTGGAATCTCACACGTCTCGGTGGTAACAATAGCACAGCCACAGGACATGGCTTCCAGTAAAGATGTCGGCACAGGACTAAGGGTGCTGGGATTGATATAAATCAGGGCATTCTGATATTCACTAATTAAATCCTCTACAGACTCGCTTTGTTTGGATAATCCCTCTGTTTCTCCTATTGCTTTACGATCTAGCCCCTCAGTGATTCTATTCCAGCCGTGATAATTAAGAGCGTAGTCTCGGTTAATAAAATCATGAGCAACAGTTAAAATTACCTTTTCCCTAGAAGGGTGTTCGGCGGGTTTGAAAAGTTCGGCATCAATCGAGTGGTAAATTACTTCGCCCTCCATGCTCCACTCCTTCTTTGAGTACTCAGTAATAAATACATTGATATCACCATTCATGGACTGAAATTCCTGTAATTGTTGTTCTGGCCAATTTTGAAGTGGCAAGGTGTGTTCTAGGGATATGATCGGTATCTGTAGCGATCTATTTATCTGAAACGCTGTCTGAAATTGACCAAACTTGCTATTGGAAAGAATGAAGTCAAAGTTTATGGCCGGATACATGGCGTTTTTAGGTAACACATAGTAATTATCCGGCATTGGTGCGTGGCCAGAGTACCAATCTTTACCCCCTTCGTAAGTAAAAGCATAAAAATTATGCCCAGTTTTGGCTAGTTGGGACTGATATCTTTCGTGAGTATTAAATGTAAGTACGTTATACGTTTTGTTTGTTCTACCCACCCTGTTAATAATGTTTTCAGTTTTCAGCATTTTCCAGCCTCTCCTTCATTATCTTTCCTACGTTCTGTAGTGAAAATTCTTTTGCCCTTTCTAGCCCCTTAACCCTGCTGTCTTTCGCGTGTTTTATGGGGTTTTCCAGCCAGTTGTTATAGGCATTACGCATAGCCAATCTTGTTTCTCTGTGGCAGGGGAGCAAGAGGTAGTCTTTTCCTAGGTTGGACTCGGATCTGGTTTCCTTAGTAGTTTTACGGCACTGGAAACTACCGCTAACAAGCGTGCCATTGTCCTTCAAAAAGGACTTGGTTCCTCCCCAAGCGGTTGCTATTGGGGTGCTACCAAAGGCCATAGCGTCAAGCACATGTGGTGACCAAGGGTCTCCCCCGCCCAAGCTTAAAAAGCAGTCGCCATATTGGTGCATTTCGTATAAATTTGACTCCGTTAAATTAGACTCTGTTATAATTATATCCCTAATGTACATTGATGGATCTTTTTGTAGCCCTAACGCCCGCTTGACATCTAAAGACACGTTGTCTATCTTGTCCTTGGCTCCATCCATATTTGATGTCGATAATAGTATTAGTGCAACACCTTCTGATGAATCAAATTCGGAGTGAAAACATGACAGAGTAGTATCTAATGCCTTAGCATCACTTGGGTCTACAAATGAATAAAATTTAAACTGGTTTTGGGCTTGCGGAATTTCTATGTTTTGATATGGTTTGGTGTAATCATCTATCTGGCAGGCAAAGGGGACATATTTACAGGGTTTATTCAAAATCGATCCTAGGTATTCCGCAGAGCAAGCACTCGGAACCCACACCTCATCGGCTAGCTCTAGTTTTTCTACAGATGTGGTATGTTCAAGCTCTACAAAGCTATTTCCAAATATGGCAATATTCTTTTTGAATTTATTGCTACCCACCATGTTATCTGGAAAGACGTGCTGAATGCAGAGATCGCAGTCATCTATGCTTTTCTTTTCTAGCTCTTCTAGTCTTCCAGATATCTGCCTATCCACACCCAGACTAATTGCCCTACACGCAACATCTACGCCAGCCGAGTCTAGGGCGAGGATGTTGTTTGAGGTTAATTTGCCCCAATCGCTATTTTCTTTGTAATATCCTATGTATAGCACTTTCATATATTATATTCCTGTAATAGCGTAGTGATTTATAAATTGCATGCCACCGGCGTTAAATTCACCGTGAAAACCAAACGAGTCATATGTGAATACCAAGTCTCTCGTAAAGTGCTTGTATGGCATCGGGTGCTCTACGGAAAATGTTATTGCAAGCTCTGGGGGTGCAAATTTTATTCCCTTATCGATCATGTGGTCATAATTGAAAACACAGATATTGAGGTCTTCGTTTTTATGTTCCCATCCAAGCTTGGCCGATTCTTCTACAAACTTTCGTGTTCTCAGGGAAAACCCCCCGTTGCCAACAACGTTGGGTATTTCCTCTATGCGGCCAGCAACCATGTCGCTTGCTTGAATAATATCCATTGGCCAAGGGGCACCAATATAGTCATATTGCAGGTATGCATCGTCCCACTTGGATGCGTCTAGAATAGTCGAGTCGTGCTGAACATTCAAACAAAAATCATCTAAAATATATTTATTTGCTTGTTGCACAAAAGATTCACAAAAGCCCTCCCTATTCTCGTCGTCATCTTTTAGATTTGAATTTAAGCCCGTTACCACGTCGCAGACTTCGATATTGTTTCTGTTTATTACGTCTTGAAACAAACTCAGATCTGTTTTACTGCTATCAGTAATCAGAACAGATTTCTTAAAATCAACCTGATCCATGCCGATAAGCATGGCCCTAAGTGATTTTTCTACATGTTCCGAACCCCAGCAGAATGTGAAGATAGTTACATCTGGAAGATTCAGTCTATTTCCAGTAGTCATATATCCCCTTTTTAACTTCGTACTCCATTGATTTCATTTCGCGTTTTGGTTGACACATGGCCCAGTCAAACATTTCATCAATTAGTTTTTCTAAGTCTGTATGATCCACGAAGTTTAAACCCTTGGGGTCTTTGGCCTTCGTATGATCGCAGTATGCATGCTTGGCTTCGTGGCGAGCCTCTACATTTTCTATAGTAGCCTTGTGTCCATATTTGCTGGCGACCGTCTCTACGATTCTAGCTACTTCATTTATCGTCCAGTATTTGTCGGCACCAATATTAAATATGTGGCTGTCATGGGTGCTGTCGATTAGTTTCTCAAACGGCTCCATGTAATATTTTATATCAGAAAAAGCACGGGTTTGTTCCCCGTCTCCATATATGAGCATGGGCTTAAGGTCTAAAACTCGTCGTATAAAAATGCCGATGACGTTACGATAACGATCCCAGATGTTCTGGTAGATCCCCACGACATTGTGAGGGCGAATTATATTGTAGCGTAAGCCAAATTGATGTCTGGCCTGCTTGATATCCATTTCTACCGTATACTTAGCGATTCCATAAGGGTCAATTGGTGCCGGTGCCATGTTCTCGGTAAACGGGGGGTAGTGCCTTCCGTAAACAGCCATAGACGAAGTAAAGATCAGCTTGCAGCCTGAATTTATACAAGCGTTGGTAACGTTTACTGATGCTAATACGTTGTTGGTGTAATTAAAATGCCTTATAAAGGGGGACAATCCTTCGGCTGCATATGCTGCAAAATGGTAACAAGCGATGGGTTCTTCTCTCTGGAAGATGTCGTTGAGTCTTTTGAGGCCAGACTCCAAGCCAAACCCGTGAAATTCAAAATTTCCGTGGTCTGGTAAAAAATCTGCATACCCGCCGCTTAAATTGTCTACTCCGATAACCCGATAGCCTTTACTTAACAGGTGGCGAGAAAAGTGCGAGCCTAGCAGACCCGCACAGCCCGTAATTACTATTGAGTTCATTTAATGACTCCCTTTTGCTTCATCGTCTCGACCCTTTTTTGTTCCCAATTGTTTGTTCTCTGGCACTGTTGAACCATTTGGTCATAAGCTAAATCAAAATTAAAATTAACTCTTTGGTTCACGCCTTCAAAAGCAGCGGAAGATTCGTTAAAATACATGCCCCCAGTTGAACCCGTGGCGGTACGGTACATAAGGTCTCTCGTTAACCTAGCTTCAAAGAATGTGTTGAGCTTTGATGGATCACCTAGCACGTCTGTAATTAACCATCTAGCCAAGTTTCCCATACCCACACCCTCAATTTCTTCTTCTGACGGCTTTGGGTTGGGGTTGTATATTCTGGGTGGAGAGGCCCACGTTTGCTCAATCGGCAAAGGTTCAAAGCTATCAAAGAATTTCTCCCATTGAGAGCCGCTTTTATCCCACTGGTAATGTTTGTCAAAATTTTCTCGTGTTCTCTTTCCTTCGGCTAGTCTTTCTTCTGGTGTTTTGGAGAAGAACTCTAGAAATAGCTTACAGGCTTCGTCGTTGTCTGGAACGGCTCGCAAACAACCCGTCTCTAGTTCTTTATAGAGTGCCTTTATCTTAATTGGGTATCCTTCGAGCTTTCTAATTTCACTTTCCATGGCAGAATAGTCTGTACCGCAAACGGGTACCGCACAGGCCGCAGCTTCTACATACGGAAGACCAAAACCCTCGCAATTCGCATACTGAGTATAAAGATCAAAAAGGTTAATGATGCTAGACAGGTCTTCATAAGACACACCATTCTTCACGTTTGAAAGGGTCGCTCCCCACTTTCCGGTAAATGGAGACTGTGCAATAGCCCCCTTAAACAACGACGGGAACGGCTTTTTTGTTTCTGGACAAATATAGGTGAACATAACGTGAGATGACAAACCATTCTCTAAGATCAACTCTGGAATGTCCCAGCCCAAATCTGGATATGATGTGTGGCAATACAGATAGAATTTCTTATCTTCGGAGGCATCTAAGAATTTCCGAAACGCCTCAAACAAGTCTGGGTAAAGCTTGCGTCTTTGGTTACGCATTACCGTTCCAATAATTTTATATTCTGGATCGATACCATATCTTAACTTGTGGGCATGCTTATCTTCTACGGGGTTATATGCTGGGTGTGCAGAAGGGGGAGCACTTCCAAGGTAGTTAATCTTGTCCCCAGATTGATCTCTTAAAATTTTTCCCGCCCAGTCAGAGTATGTAAAACAAGCGTCAGCAGATTGGTATGTTGCAACCCATTGCCGTGCTTGGGGCCTTGCGTCAACCGTGGGCATAACCGCCCACTTGAAAAGCGGGCGAAACGGGGAGCGTTCTTCAAAATCAAGCATCCAAAAGTCGCGGATGTCGCAGACAATGTCGGGCATGAAATCTAAGCAAACATGCTCAAAGATCCACTCACCGAACTGGTTGGTTCCAGAAGAGCTGTACATTTCGATCTCTTCCTGTAAAGCCCTTGGCTCACAGTCGACGTTTGGTGCGACACCGTAATACGTCCAAGGTATATTGGCGGCTCGCGGATCATTTCGCTGGCCATAAGAGGCCATTTCTGCTAATTCATATTTCTCAGTGCCATAGAGATAGTTTAATATTTCCCTCGTGTAGGTGGCATATCCAGTATTAAGGAATGTTGCTTCGCTACAAAATAAGATTCTCTTTTTTCTCATATTATTCCTTGTCCAAGCATCCGAAGTCGAATTCGTTTACCCTAAAACGTATATCATCATTGTCAGCCGCTTGAAGCTCGCCATTTCTGGCTGACGCATGCACGGTCATTTTTGTGCCCTTTTCCGCTAACTTAGCTATGGTTTCCGCCCCAGTATGCCAAGCCTCGAACGTTAGTGTGGTCGGGTATCTCTTTTTTTGGCCGTGCTTATTTCTAACATAATTATATGTTACCATCCTAAAGGTGGTATGAGCCACCCCGTCTGTGATTTCTGTGTCTGGGTTATCTGTAAGATATCCCGTGAAAGTGCAGTTATTCATCAATACTCCTTTAATGCCTATAGTAGCTTATTAATCACTATAAGGCAACTATATTTCATGGATTTTGTTTACAATAAAGGAATTACCCTTTTCTATATTGCCGCAAAGCAAGAGATTATTGCCTTCATATAAAACAAATTGATATCTCTCTCTAGCCTCTGGGAATACAACGACGCTGTCTAGGGAGCATGTCGCGTCTTCTATGGTCAAGAACGCCATTCTTCTCCCCTTCGTTTTACCTCGCTTAACGATTGTGGTTGCCACCCTGTTTACATTTGCTGCGATGCATATGTTTTTACCGGTTTTTCCATTTAATACGTCCCTACAGTAAGTGTTCGCAACAGAAGTGTCCGCAGCATCAATTCTTGACAGCGAAATGGGACAGCCTAGGAATTTATTTTCCTGCTCGATAATCCAAGCCGGATCATCGGAAAGATCGTAGGGCGGGTGTACAAGGAAGTTTGCCTCATTATAAACTATCTGACTTCTTTCTTCTCTGCTTGTCCCGCCACCCCCTTTTTTCGTGGGTGCTAATTCCATAAGGCAATCATACATTTCCTGCCACTGTCTATCGGGGTAGTTATTTTGAACCCAAGTTGTTTCTGCTTTAGTTAATTCTCTAAAAATAAGATATTCGTATAATGCTCTGTTTCTTGAAATGTTCGTAGTCTTTGTCGAGAAGAAACCAATCGAGCAAAGGGCTTTAAAAGCGGTCGCATTAATTTTTGGTGACAAATATACAATAATGTCCATCCAATTAAAGTCCTTCGGATTTTTTTCTAGTTCCTCCGAAGTTTCTTCAATGGCCCGAATGACCTTATCCCCAGTAACTCCAGTAAGTGATTTAACATCTTTGATTCCAAAATAAAGCCCATCTTCTTTAATGCTGAATTTTGTGCTAAAAGATGAAAGCTTTGGTAGTTTAACCTCAATGTCAAACAGCTTGGCCTCAGACACGAGTTCATAAACCTCTTGGTGCGGGTCTTGTTTCTCTGAGGCATAAAATAAGTAAGACAGGAAAAACTCACTGGTGTGGTTTGCTTTGTACCAAGCAGACCAGTAGGAGTCAAATGCATACGCCACTGCGTGAGATTTGTTAAATGAATAGCGGGAGGATTTCTCAATCCACCCGAAGATTTCATTTGCCGTAATTTCATCTACAATACCTTGGCTTTTGCATCCTGCGATGAAGTCTGTTTTAATTAGGGCCATAAGGTCGGCTTTCTTTTTTCCAATTGCCTTGCGTAAGTCGTCAGCCTTTTTTAAATCAAACCCCGCAAGCTTTTGTGCTATACGCATGGATTGCTCTTGATAGACAAGAACCCCATACGTGGGCTTTAGTATGTCCTCTAAAGAACTATGCAAATAGGTAACGTCTTCCTTTTTGTGCTTCCTGTCTACAAAACGCTGTGTCATAGACTTGCCATCAATGATAGCCTTCAGGCAACCCGGTCGGATCAGGGCTATTAGTGCAGCTAATTCTTCTATGTTAGAAGGTGCTAATTTTTTAGACCAAGACCTACCCAGATTACTCTCTAATTGGAATACACCTTTTGTAAAGCCCTGCTTGAAAAGATCCCAAGCTTTTTCATCATTCAAATCAATCATTAAAATTCAACCCAACAACATAATTAAACGTATAATTTTCCGTCAGCAAACGCCTTCTCAAACTTCATGTTTCTATACACCGCCCTGCGGGATTTTTGTAGCTTGATGAATATATTAGCTGTATCCCTAACGTCTTGTAATGCGTCGTGAGCATTTTCTGACGACAACCCCATCCTTTCTCTAAGTGAATCCATGCTAATTGACTTCACGCTGGGGTCGCCTTCTGTCCAAAGCCATACGTCATCCATTACATCAATTTTATAAATCTGGTGAAATATCTTTTGGCATTCTCTTTTGTCGTCCCAAGGCCCATATTCTTTGCAGAGCCTATCGACAATTTTCATATCGAAGCCGATGATGTTAAAACCCGCTGGAATGGGGGCAAAGTATGGCGTACCCTTCCAGTTGTATTTATTTACAAATGTGCAGAACTTTTTCCAGACCCCCTTGGGTAGCGGTGCCCTTGCTAGCTGTGCCCTTGTTTGTCCAGTAACCTTTAAGGCTCCTTCTTCAACCGGATCGACGCCAGCCTTTAGTGCTTTCTTGTCATCAAGAATGGGTCGCATTAAGCTGTTGAACTCACCCTTAAGTCGAAAGTTTCTGCCATCTAGAGCAATTGCTGCAAGCTGTGTTGGCTGGCAACGCAGTGGATTACGCCCACCGGTTTCAAAGTCAAACATAATTATATCACGATTCATATTAACTCCTTGATCATCATTAGTTTATCTAAAAGATTGATACCCAGAACGTCAAACTTGACGTGCCCAAGAGCTTCTAAGTCTGCCATCTCAAGTCCGGCTATTTTTTCTACTCCGCTTTTAGGATTAACCATAGGGCAAACTGTATACAGTTCTTCAGCTGAAATAACAACGCCAGCCGCGTGCTTTCCCTGTGTTTTGAAAGTGCCCTCGATGCTTATTGCCTGTTGAAAAAATTCGGCATAATCACCTTCAAGCTCTCCCCTGTCGTTTACAAAGCAATAATCACGCAGTTCATCTGCATGGTTTAGCAAAGACCATTTAATAATGGATCGGTCATCGGCATCCATGTCTGCAAGCTGGTCAGATATAGCAGCTTCATCTGGAATGGACTTGGTAATTTCATTCATTTCACTAAACCCGCAAGCGTTGTTGACACGCAGTACTTCTTTTAGGGCACTTCGCCCCTGAAGTCTGCCAAAAGTAATCATCTGACTAACATTGTTGTGTCCATACTTATCTTTAAGGTATGTGATAATCTCATCGCGTTTGCCACCCGGAACATCCATATCAATGTCGGGCAACGAGATGTGACCCTCAGTATTTCTTCCTGCGTTATAGAATCTTTCAAACAAAAGATCAAATTCGATTGGGTCTATTTGTGTAATACCTACGAGGTAGGAGATGAGGCAACCTGCGGCTGAACCACGACCCGGACCGGCTAGCCATCCTTGCCCCTCCACATACTTAATGATATCACGAACAATTAAGAAATATCCGAAAAGATTAGCCTGTTCTATGACTTCAAACTCCTGCTTGAATCGGTCTCCGTAGACTTTCTTTTCCTCTGGATCTGTAATCTTGTGTGATAGCTTCTTCACCCATCCTTCTCTAGCCAAATTTCTCAAGTAATCTTTTTGAGACTCCCCATTAGGTGTTTCAAACTTAGGCAGGATTGGTTGGCTAAGTATGTTATAGTTTTCACATTTGTCAAATATATTATGAAATAGATCCATCTTGGGATCTTCTATAAGGAGTCTTGATATTTCTGTTTTGTCTTTGAGGTAGAAATCGTTCGACTCAAAAAAGACACTATTTTCTACATCTTCTTTATCCGAGATCGCCTTTTTAATTTTTGGGAGCGTGGTCTTCATCCCAGAGCACAGGGTAATTCTGTGTAAGGGGGCATGATCCTTATCTGTGTAGTAGATAGACATGAACGCTTCTGATTTTTCGTAGAAATCTTCACCGCGAACGGGAGAGCTAGCCTCGTCTTTAGCAACGGAAATCAAGTTTCCTTTATTGGCTACTTCAACTAGTAAAGGTCTGTTAACCTCGCCCTTAGAATCAATAGAAGATACAAGCTGAATTAAATCAAACCAGCCCTGTTTATTCTTGGCGAACAGGGTAAAACCATCAAAAGAGCAGCCTATAATTGGCTTAATGCTGCTTGCGTTACAAGCCTGATAAAAAGAGACGGCACCAGATATTGATTTGTAATCTGCAATGCCACAGGCCGGATAAGAGTTGTCAGCACACTTTTTTGCTAGGTCTTTGGGCTTAGAGAAGCCTCGTTGTAAAGAATAATGCGTGTAGTTACACAGCGGGAACCACTTCATTCCTTTTCCTTTCAATATTTCAAATTCAACAGCGGTGGTCAACCTAAATATAATAGTCTAGAATAGACAAATAGTCAAGTTGATTCTGAGCTATTTCAGTTCTTTTTCAGCTTTATTGGCTGAAGACCCTATTATCTGATCCATGTCGTAATATTTATATTCAGCTAATCTACCCCCAAACACGTACTTGGGGGGTATCATTTTCCTATATTGTCTGTACAGAATTTTATTTTTCTCGTCGTTGATCGGGTAGTATTTTTCCATTCCTACCCTGTAGTCTTCGGGGTATTCCTTAGTTATTATCGTGTGGTTAATTTCGGCATTGTCGTTGAAGTGCTTATGCTCCACTATTCTAGTGAATCCCACGTTGTAATCTGTATAGTTTATTTGTGCAACACACTGGTAGTATTTCTTGGCGTGTACTTCTTCGTCAAACCTTAGAGACCTCCAGTCTAAGGTGCCACATTGGTGATCAAAGAAATCATCTATAGCACCCGTATAGACAACCCTTTTTGCTAAACCATCATAATAGTCACGATTATTAAAATAGTTTTGCCCTAACTCTACCTGAATTCCGTCCAAGATATTTTCCATCATGGCAGTATACCCCCCAATAGGAATACCAGAGTAGCGATCCTTGTGGTATCTGTTGTCGTAGTTATCTCTAACTGGAAGTCTTCTTGCGATGGAGGTCGGTAGATCTCGCGGCTCCCTAGACCATTGCTTTTTTGTGTAGCCATAAAAAAACTTTTGGTATATTTCCTCGCCAACTTGATTCAACATCCAGTCCTCGAAATTCTTTGGTTGTTCAACTTTGACTCTTTTTGTATCTAAAATAGATAGCAGGGTGTCTTTGTCGTGTTTGCCCCACAGTTCCTCTAGCGTATAAAGATTGATTGGGAAAGAATACAGTTGGTCATTATAACTAGCTTTGACCGTGTGTTTATAATCATTGAACACCGCAAACTGATTAACGTAATTCCATATCTCCTGAGAATTTGTATGAAAAATATGAGGGCCGTATTTGTGAACATGTATACCGGCCTTGTTTTCAGTAAATACGTTTCCGCCAATATGACCCCTCTTATCTATTACGAGGCACTTTTTTCCAGCATCGGTAGCTTGTCGAGCAAAGGTTGATCCAAATAACCCACAGCCCACTATTAGATAGTCATATTTCAAGGTCATACCCACCCTTAGTGTTCTTCTCTTTGTTGTATAGCATGCTACCAGTCCACCCGCTTGTTCATTTCTTGGGGTTGATACCACTCCGTTGCTGGTGGTTCTTGGGGCGAGAACATCAAATCATCTTGGTTACAGTACCAAAGAAGGCTGACAAATTCCATAAAGTACGCCGGTTTTCTCTTATCGTAGTATTCCGACCTCCCTTCAAGTTTATGTCTTTTTAGGAAAAACCTAGTTCTTTCTAACGCTTCATTGTCTTTCATAAAGTTAAAAATACTCTTTACGGTATCCCTGTGTGCGATGATCTGATTGGCGGCCGTGACTTTTCCATGATTTGGTTGGAGTCCAATTGATTTCATAAATTTGTACAGATACTTATAAGTAAAGTTTTTAAAGATTATATCGCTAAATATCCTATGTCCCGCATACCAAGAGCACACACAATCTACGTGAGAACCTATTATAAACTTTTTACTTTTAGATCTCGTCAAGGCTGAAGCAGAAGCCCACTTTTCAAACTTGTCAATAGGATGCCATCCTGTATATTTTTTATTCCAAGAGGCTGTAACAGTGCCTAAAAAGGTTTTATCCCTAGAGAATATCGAGTCAAAATCTACGTCAAAAATTCTAGCTTCTCCCCACTCGTTTCCGTAATCTGTATCTAGCTCGTTTAAATTGATTTTTTTTATATAATCTCTGTCCTCGATGGAGTCAAACTGTTCTTGGCTGTGGCCTAGGGTTAATATTTGGACAGAAGAAGTGTCGGCGTCTTGACCAGCTTCGCAATGCTTGTTGACAAAGTTAACGCACCTCGTTGCATCGTGATCTGGACACTTACCACAATGCGTTGCAAGGGCAGAATACAGCGTGGAGTATAAAGAATAATTAGGGGTATTATTACCCGAAAGACTGTTCTCGCAGATTTTTTTTATTAGAATTTCTCTAAGATGACTATCTTTGCAATTATTAATGTGTACAAAGTAACTTTCTCCTAGCTTTGACCAGAATTCTCTAGATATATATTCAGTGTTGAACTTTTCGTCTAAATTAAAGAATTTGTCGTCAGGAAGAGTGAGAGTGAGAAAGTGCTGATCGAAACACCATATTCTAGGATATGGCTGGCTGGGCTGTTTGTAGTAATCTGCTAATGATTGTGGTATAACCATAACGCCACCATTTAGCATTTTAACCCCAAGGCCGACCTCGATGGAAGCTAGATTTAGCTTGAAAGATATGATTTCTTGTTCTTCTCTGACCCACCCGTTTTCGGGGTGGATTTCAAATTCATTAAAAGCAGATATTTTATCGTCTGGGGTTAGCTTGAAGATATCTGGTGCTTCTTTTTTGATCACCACGTCACAGTCTACATAGAGTGTTTTTTTGTATCTAGTCGTGACCTGATGTAGTCTATACTTGTTGGCCATTGGCCATTCTTCGCACTGGTCGCCAGATAGTTCTATATAATCGGCCTTGCACCTTTTGGCGTAGCTGACTAACGACCTCCTTGTTTCTGTTAGCTGTTGAGATGCGTTCCAGTTGGCGGGAATAACACAAAGAGCTATGTCATTTTCTTGTGGGGGCAATTCATCGAAGAACTGCATTATTGGGACACGATGTTTTTGTGTCTTTAACTTACGAACCCGTTGATAGCAAGATTCATATAGTTTTTTTCTCTCGCCCTCACTTGCGTGCTGGCACCACTCCCAATTGGGGGGCGATATGCCCATCTCCTTATTAAAGACTGGGCAATGCCTCGGTTGTTCACACTGGCACCCAGATAAGTCGAGAGCGTTGTACGCCATGCCTTACTTACCCCCTTACGGGGATCAAAGTTCTACCGTTTTTTTTATAAATACCTTTGAATTTGTATTCGTAAATCTCGCCGGTTTTTGGGTCTTTGTACTTAAAGGACGCCTCTTCTTTTTCGACAGGAACACATTTTCCATTTTTTTCCACATACCCCTTATTGCAATTGGGTGGATAGCCTGCCTTTTCGTCTGATTCCGATTTATAACCCATTTGAAAATCGGCCGCTTCAATAATACCAAGATACTCTGTGGCCTTGCCCATGCAGATAGAAGACCTCTGGGATTGATCTGGATATTCCTTATTCATAACGTCATCGCCCATACAGCGAGACATAAATGTCTTGGGGTCTTCGCCTTTTCTTTTAGATGGTATTGGCATTTTATCTCCTTATTTGTTATTGGGGTGCCACCTAGATTTGCCCGTTCTATAATTAAACGTGCTAAATCCAGTGATAGACGAGAAGTTCATATTAATCCCAATTCTCACGTATCTTCTATCTGGGGAAACAATAACGGGGCCAACGCTCAAATTCGTTCCATATGGAAACCACTGGACGACAGGATAGTATGTAACCCTGTTGTGATAATGAAACCGGTTGTGTGGGTGCGAGTGCCACCGTCCGCCGTGGTGATGCTGAAAGTTATTTTGTGCAGAACACTTGTTTATTGTAAATACACCAACACCAAGAATAATACAAGTCCACATTGCCCATTTTAATATTCTTTTGTACATTCGCTATCCTTCTGTGTTGATTTAGTAATTTGAATAATTTTCATGACTTCTGCCTTCACCTTTTCTAATTCCTCTAGAGACAACTCTAGGCAGTATTTTACAGGTGAGGTGGCAGACTGCTGAGACTTGTGGAACCTCATTTAAACAGCCTTTATCTTTGAGCGGTTTTTATTTGTGGTAGTGCTTCCTTTATCATATTACACAGCGGACACATCGGATGCTGCCCCGGGGGATGTATTCCATCGTTGTGGTGTGACACTAATATAGCCTGCATAATATGGCTGTCTCTTATCTTGCTCTTATCTAGCATTTGCATTAATACTGGACTCAGGGGCACTGCGGGCACTTTAATATCAAGGTGAACAGGTTTTTGTGATTCATTGTACACGTAACCAGTAAGACCTAAGTTAGCCAACGCAAGAGTAAAAAGAACACAAACTGCATACTTAAGAAATTTCATTGTAGACACCCTCTAGTCTTGCCGCTTAAGGTAAGGAACTATGCTGGTATCTTGATTCTGATCCTGATCCTGATACTGTCTATAAATTCTCTCTACAATCATAAACTTAATACCAAGACTTTTATTATTCTCTTCCTTTTCTTCTTTGGGGGTAAAGCTAGCATCTTCAATGGGTTGCTCTAACAGTTCTTCAATAGACGGGGCTGCAACAGAATCGTCTAAGGCCCATTGTACTTCGACGGACTCAGCCCACTCATTCATCCTGCGAACTGGAACAATAAAGTTGAACCCTTCTCCGGCACCTCTTACAAGCATTCCGACATACTTGCCAGCATGTTCCTCGTTTCTATCAGAAAAGTATACACCCCCACCAGAAGATCCGGGAAATGCAGTCACGGTTGTTTGATCAAACACTACTCCGCCGCTAGAACCAAGATCAAGGACTCTTCCCACCTTGGACATAATACCACGAGTCATAGAATTGGCTCCCGTCTGCCCCAGCAGGGAACCCACATGAAAAAGCTCTGTTCCGATTGGAACAATCTTATCGCCTTCTAGGTAGAATTTAGCGGAAGCAGTGACGAAATTTCTTTTTCTAATCATTAACAGGGCCAGATCTTCACCGTCTTCAGAATCAGAATACCTGATAACCTTAGCATCCATTTTGATCTCGCCAACCTTACGACCCTTTTCTATAAGCTCTTGAACTATCTGGGCGTCTTTAAACTCAATAATCTTTCTAGGCTGTCCATTTTCTATAACGGTTCTTGTTGATCTAAGATTATCAATAACGTGAGCAGCAGTCCACACAAAGTTAACAACTTCAGTTTCATTGCCATCCTCAGATATCTTTAATTCTCTTGTAACAATTACTCCAGATCCTTGAGATTCACCATATAATCCCGGAGATTTAACTGTAACGCTTATATCTTGTAAGTGTTGGACTAACTTGTCTTGGGCCTGTGCGAATGACGCAAGGCACATCGCCAATACCATCGCCATATTACGAATCATTGTATTCATCTCTACTCCTTATCGTGTTGGTTGAAGCGGCTTAGTTTATAAAATTACTTTCTATCAACAGTTCGACTATGAAACTTGAGTAATCCCGTCGAACATATGTATAGTCCAAAGGAACCAATAAGTGACCA